CACCCATACCCGTAATTGATCCACCAACACCCGCTGACCGATAAAATCCACGCCGACCAACCATTTCAAACAGGTCAGAAGTTCGTGTATAACTTTCTGACACAGCCCCTCGGCCACCTTGCCCTTCAGGCATCCTCGAATCAGGAAACAAGCGTTTGAATTCTTCCGAGCAAATATACCGCTGAACATCCCGGTTGATCCTGCCAGACAATTCGCTGGAGTAGGAACATGCCATTACACCAGTATCCGGGTTCTTCCCAAGGATATATGACGGCAAAAGACGGCTAATAAGCTCACTTTTCCCATGCCGTGGAGGCATCGACACACAAAGCCTGCGAAGATGATTTGGATCACTTGTTGGAAGAAACATCCGCTCAATATTGTCAATAATCATCTGATGATGCCACGAACACTCAAACTGTGAGAACACATACTCGCAATAATGCTTGAAACTTGACCTGGCGTTGTGACGCTTGGCCAATTCGTCAACCATTTGATCCAAGTCATTCATTGTTAAAATCCATGTCCTGTACAACCCGGTCCTTGTTATTCACAGGTTTCACTTCAATAACATTCTGTTTTGCAGAAATCCTTTGCTGTTTAGCCCTTTCCTCAACCAAAGCCTGCAACTGCTGATCACTCATCTTCGTTGGATCCGTAGTATTGATCAACCTGTGATCAATCTCCTGTTTCGAGGTGTAACCTCGATCCTTACCCAGCGTACTCAGAGCCATCTTCACAGCCCAAGCATCCCCAGACACAACAGCATCCGAAAAATGACCTTCAGCAATATCCACCAACATGTTTCTAAGCTTCGCTGACAAATCTCGAAGTTTTGGACGAACCGCAATGTATCGACTCAACCTGTAAAGATCGACACCAAGAGCCTCCGCTGCTTTTGGCAGCGAGCCATTACATGCCTTCAAAGCAACCGTAACCTCACGCAGAGATAAACGCTTGCCTACAGGCAAATCAGAAGACTCCTCAATGTCATCCAATATATTTTCCTTTTTCAATATCCGCCAACATCATCCTGGCATGCTTTTCCGTAATAACATCATCCTCACCCAACCCAAACTTCTCCGTGATCCATTTCATGTCCAACATCCATGGATCCAAACCAACCATCGCCAACTTCTGCAATATCTCTATCAGCAAAGAAGTGACAACATCCGACTCACCTTTTCCCCTTCCAGAATCCAACACACTCTCCTTGTACCAATCCTGGAACACCCTTGTTCCAGCCTCGTATGTTGACTCCTCAATATCCAACTGATCATCCACATACACTGGCGAATTAACACTACCAGACCACTCAGCCTCAATCCCATGCTGATGAAGTTGATACACAGCATTCTTGCAAGCAAACTTCAAAAGCTTGCTTACCTCGCCCTTCTTGTACTTTGCCGATGTCCTGGTAGCCACGCTGATGAACAATGGGAGCCTGCCCTCTTCACTCAACTCATCCATCCCAAGCTCAGTCAAATACATTCCTGCATACCATTCCTGATCCAACTTCACAAGCCTGCGCCGAGCATAATGTGCAAACTCCACATTAGCTTCCGCAGTGTCATATCCCAAAATACCATGGTAAAATTCTTTACCAAATATTTTTTCTAAACGGTTGGGCATAATAAGTGGATCATTTTGCACCATTCCAGCCCCCGTATAACTCAACCGGAATATCGTCAAAGTCTTCATGACCCAACGATCTATCAATGTCCCGGTTCAATACACAGTATACACCATACTTCTTTTCCAATAAGTAATCCACCCACCTCGCAGCCTGCTTTTCACTACCAAATTCCCTGTATATCCAACCCTTACGCTTAAAATTCCGTTCACCCATCCTAAATTCACCCCTCCATACGCCAGGGTGATTCTTAAACCCAGGATCCCAAACCACACCAAAATAATTATGTTTCTGATGCTTCTGTAAATTTACAACCGTCCTGTATGCCTCATCCATCACATACTTGACATTGTGAGGCATGGCCTTATCCTTCATGTCCTTTCTCACCAACAAACAATTACCAGGCCTCGGATTATCACCATACCAATCCATAAACAAAGCCTTGGTATGGAACATAGGACCGAGTACACCATCCCTCTTGTTCCTAATCCACCATTCCTCTGCGTACTTCCTCAACCCAAGCAAACCCTGCGCTGCGAAAGTATTCGGAATACCATTACGATACTGGCCCTTACGGGCCTGCATTGCCTCTTCCTTCGCTTCCTCAAAAGGATCATCACACTTCTTGAAACGATACTTCGGATTACGGTCGTTATGCTTTTTCTTTGCTGTCACTTCAATCTTACCCTAGTATTATATTGGTTCCTCAGTAAATCTCGCAACGAGCTCGATTTACTTCGTCACTCTTGCCCGCATCAAGCGGGCAATGTTAAGGCTTGATCGTCGTCGACAAGCTCCTAGATCAACTAGCTTTTATAATGTATTGTAAAACACTTGTTTGAACAAGTATCGGTGTTTTGAAGAGAATTCATCAAATCTTCTTCAAATATCCAAAATACTTAGGTGTCTCCTACGGAGACCGCTGAGGAAAGACAGTATCCTATAGCCTATAATGGTTCTAGTATATATTCCAGTAGTCGTGGCCTTAGGGCCACTCCCATAGGAGTCCACCATGACCAATTCAGAAATAATGGCCTCGATGATCATAATTATCCTTGCCGTAGTCGCCATGTATCTGGTAGAATGTCTATTCCCTGGGAACTATGAAGATTGACCTACCATGGGACGAAGTCCCATACATGGAGTGAGTGATGAAGGTACTTGTAGCTTGCGAATATTCAGGAACAGTTCGGGATGCCTTTTTGGCCAAAGGCCATGAGGCCCTTAGCTGCGATCTCCTACCAACAGACTCACCTGGTCCACACTACCAAGGGGATGTCAAAGACATCCTCAATAATGGCTGGGACCTACTAATAGCCCACCCACCATGTACCTACCTCTCCGTCAGCGGAATGCACTGGACAACAAGAGGACTCCGTGACCCACAATTAACCGAGGAAGCACTTGACTTCGTCAAGACCCTCATGTTCAGCAACATACCCAAAATAGCCATAGAAAATCCTGTATCAGTCATCAGTTCCAGGATCCGTAAACCAGACCAAATCATCCACCCATGGATGTTCGGTGACGACGCTAGCAAAAAGACTTGCCTATGGCTGCATAACCTTCCAGCCCTTACCGTCAATATCCATGATGTCATCCCACCAATAGGCTTCCAGACAGTCACCAGCGCAGCAGACTGTGACCAATGCGATTGCTGCGATGAACCCTATTGCAAAAAACACCTTTGTCATTATGCAGACTGCTCCTGCATAGGACCAACCGAAGACGATGTCATCTACAAAAATTACAATGACCAAATAATCTTTGGTACAAAATCAAATACACAAAAAATGCTATGGGGTAACCAGACAATATCCGGTCAAAATAAATTACCACCATCAAAAGACAGATGGAAAATACGATCCAAGACATACCATGGAATTGCCAAAGCAATGGCAGAACAATGGGGATAATCATATCCATTATTCAAAAAAGTTTTGGTATATAGAGGCACTTTTTTTGGAATACATATTAGATTCAGGATTCCATGAAAGGGGGAGGGGGGTGTTGTGATATATGTGTAGGATAAAAAGTGATGGTGTGGTAGAAAGAGTTGTGTAATAGTTGCAATGCAGTATAAGGAGTAATGATGTGGTAGGAAGAGTGGTGATGTGGTAGGAAGAGTGGTGATGCAGTATGAGGAGTAATGCTGTGGTAGTAAGAGTGGGTTTTGAAGTTTTGATATCTATACGCTTGCTATGTGTCCATCCTCGCTTGCCATAAGATTTGGGTCCCTTGTTGGGGCGGGGGTTTTTTGTCCGGATCCTGTCGTTGTCAGCGTGTTTTTGTTGTGTTTGGGGTGGTGTTTGTCGTCGTCGTGCAAGGCCATGGCGCTGGCCGAGGGTGTCGGTGTCGTGGTTGGCGTGGTGAAGCGGTGAAGCGGTGAAGCGGTGAAGCGGTGAAGCCGGGGCTTGGGATCCGGTGCCGA